TTATATTATTCCTAATTGTTTATTTACTTCTTTATTTGTTCTATTTGAAGCTTCTAATATTTTTCTATAAAGTAAATTACCAGTGTATCCTTGTTTTAAATATTTATTTTCATAATACTCAAATGGTAAATTAGAATTATTAATATCCAAATATGCTGCTAACTCTCTATCTTTCATTAGTTTCCTGGCTTGCATTCTATATTTGTTTCTTAATAAATGAGCTTTTATTGCTTGCTCTTTTATTTCTAATGATTTATCTATTTTATTAACAATGTTTTTATCATGATAAATATACCACTCTCTTACTTTTAGACTACTTAGTTTTCCAATTAAATTTTTATATTCTTCAAAATTAATATCTGTTCTAACCCCTTAAACCCTTCTTTTTAGTATTTGCATCATTTATATAGTATAGATGATATATGAAAACCTGTCAATCTAAAATGAAAAATGTGGATTTTATACATTAATTATCTTTCTAGAATTCCTTCCCGTTTTTCTTCTATAAACTCTTTCATTTAACACGAACATATAGATAATAATTATCCTCAATCCACTCAAAAAGAGCAGTGCTATATAATACACTGCTCCTTTTATTAAAATAAATAATTGTATAAAAGTAATATTATGGTTATACTATTAATAGTCATAGTTTCATATTAAAATTCCTTTCCTAGATAAAAGAGCAATGGCAACGTAGCATTGCTCTTATTTTTTATTAAACAGTAAATAACAGGTTTTAATTATTTTCTTAATGTATATTTGATTTAAAATCTGTCTATACTCTTAATGAATGTGTTTCATAGTATATTTTCCTTCACTCAAATAAGAGCAATGATAGCATAGCATTGCTCTTATTTTTGCATTAAAAAAGACTCTCTCTAGTCTAATATTCTTTTTAAATCTACTTTTATTGATTAATCTATTACATCTCCATCATAACTATATCAAACTTCCCACTATTGCTCTTCTTTAATATATCTATAGGTCTAAGCGGCTTTTCTAAATGATATTCCATAATACATTCTTCTTTGTTTATATTGTCTGTCCATAATAATAATTTTATATTTTCTAAATTACCGAATTGGTTTAATAGCATTTCTCTAGTTATAACTTCAATTTCAGTAAATCCATTTTCCTTAAAATTACTTTCTGTTACAGAGTTATTATCTAACTTTGTCAAGGTATCATCTTTATAAGTATATAAATTTAAATTCTTGTCCTGTATTAAGTATTTTTCAACATATAAAGATTCAAAAAACTCCATCTGATTAATTGTACACCACACTGAACTATAAAATTCTAAAAACCTTATCTTTAAATATCTATATTTTTTATTAGGTTTTTTATAAACATATTCATTATATTTATCATCCTTTATAATATTATCTATAGTATCTATTATTGTATAATTTATATCATCATTACTCATAGAAATTTCTATTTTTTTAGGCACACAAACACTGACATCCCCTGCATTCCCTTGCAAAGTCAGTTTTGAAGGTCTAACTGGTTTTGCGAAATCTATTTTTAACCAATCTTTATCACTTGGGTTTTTTATTTGAAAGCCTGTCATACCATTATTATCAATATGATTATCGAAAGCTAAATATGGTATATAGTTATATCTTCCAGTATGATATTTAGAAGAAGTAAAATTTTCTTTTTTTAAACTATCAGTTACATCATTGCTCCACTTTAAAGTTTCACCTACTAATTCCAAATTACTTACACATTTAAAATTATCATCTATTTTAAAGCTAAACACTTTACCAAAACCCAAATCGCTTCCACTAGACTTGATATTATTTTTCTTATATTCTTTTAACAACTCATTTAAATTATTAAAGCCATATTTATTAAAATCATTATTATTAGGATATTCTTCGCTTTTTAAACTTAATGATTGATATTGTTCATCTTTATAGTATTCAGGGTTAATTGAGTAATATTTGTTATTTTGTTTGACTAAAAATTTATATCTTTCTAAGTTTTCAGTATACCACTCTGTAAACATAGTATATCTACCTGTAGTCTCTATTTTATATTTTCCTTTACTCATTTCTCCACATAGCATATACCACTTATCATTTTCGGTTTTAGCTTCATTTTTAAAAACTTTCCATTCTCCATTTACTTCTTTATATATAGTAACAGGTTGAGATGTGCTTCCTCCTGAATCTCTGTAGTACTGTCCATAGCACCACAAGTTACTGTCTTGCTCTAAACTAAATATAATATGTCTAGCACCATAAGAAGACAACAAAACCCCGTAACTACCATGCTTATCTAATCGTCCATCTAATAAAGTGTCTATATGGTCTCGACCGGATGAGCTGTCATACTCAATAAAAACTACTTTTCCTTCTTTACCTAAGTTATAAATAGGTGGTTTTGTATTTCCTGCCATGTTATCACCTTCCCATTCTATTTAAATTCTATTTATTAAAGAAAATCATCTTTCTTTTACTTGTTATCAGCCATCATTATTTCAAATTCATTATCTAATTTATCATAAATTTTATATTGTTCACATTCATATCTAATTGTTTTATTTCCTTCGTTTTTTATACTTTCTTCTATCATCTTAATGTTGCCTAGAATCTTATTAGCATCTAATTTAAAATCTGTTTTCCATATTCCCGTAGATTCCTCTAAACTCATTGGAACATCTTTAAAATCTAATGGTTCTAGTATAGTATTAACGTTCTTTGTTCCATATTTATCATACCATTGCTCTAATTGTGCATTATCATTAGGTTGTCCAAGTTTATAAAAATTGTTTTTAATTGAGTAATAATTAGAGTTTTGTTTAAGTAAAAATTTATATAGATTCCCGTACATTTCTATTTCTTTTACTAACCACGCCCACGTTGGTATACCTACATCTGTCTTTGCCACTAATCTATATTTATTAAATGCTTTATTATTTGTTGACAAATCTAATATATTTAATCCAGGAATCAATGAAAACTGTTTAATTTCTTTCCATTGTATCTCATCATTAGAACCTTGCACTGAAACTATATTTATAGAAGAATTACTATTATTAGATTGATGTAGCTTTATTTTTATTATTGTTGTTGGTTTTAAAAAATCATACCCTATCCAAGATTTATCTATTGTTTGTCCAGTAATGCCACCCCAATTTGTATCTAAATTTCCATCAAATACACATTCCTTCTTTCTTTCAGGATATGAGGGTTGATAATCATTCGATGCAATAACCGTACCGTTTACACATAAGTTTTTATCCATGTTATCATTCCTTTCTATAAAGTCTTATTTAGAATCTATCTTTTAAAGAAAATAGCAGCCAAATAAATCGACTACTCAATAATTGATTTTTATATCACCATTAAACTTCACATGTACTTGTAATAATGTATTACTTGCATATACAACATCAAATGTATCTTCTTTAGCTTGTATCCATTTACCCTCACCGTCATATTGAAGGTCAAGGTTTTCTAATTCTTCTATATTATCTATATTGTTCATGGATAATAAATAGGCAAATCTTATCTTTTTAGTAGTTACTAACTCATTCCAAAATACATCATTAATAGAGTTAAATAAGTCAATAGTCATCCCGTTAGTTCTTATGTCCTCTACATCTAAATTAATATCTACCCATTTCTCATTTTTAAATACTTTCCATGTTTGTCCACTATCAACTGAACAAACTATCCTTATATTTTCACCTGTAGCAGTAAGCTTAAAATAGTCTATATTCTCTACATTACTTAAATTCATATCACCCTTTGGAATTAATAATCTATCATGGGGCATAGCTGTAGTAACTAAAGTTTTTATAACCCCATCTTCCCCAATTTTGAAACCTTCTACTTTTTTAAAATTGGACTTTTTAAAAATAACAACATACTCTGATTTAATATCTATTCCTCTATTGAACGTGAAATTAGATGCGTGTTCTGTTTTTAGATGTGCCCTGCCATCAAACACCATCATTGGATCTTTTTCAAAATCGTTAGATTCACCATTAGTAAATTCATTCTTTGTTAATATAATATTCTGTGTGCCTAAATCATATTTAAGCACATTTACACGGGGCACTTTAAAATCTATTGTATTAACAGATATATTTACTATTCTAGGTTCTTCAGGACTTCCTATAACACCCATCTTAGATATTTGCTTCATGCTTGCACCTGTAATTTCTCCTGCTTCTGTTCCATTTATAGTAGTAAATTTACCTGTATCTTTTGAATAAGCTACTAGTTGTTTGTCCTGCTTGTTTACTACATCTACATCTTCAAGTTCTTCAAATTTAGTAATTCTTTTATCTACTATCTCTTTATGTATTTTTTTACTTGTCCAGCCAGTCTTATTGGATATTATACTATCATCTAAAACTATATCCTTGTCCTGTGTTACATTAAAAAATTTGCTCACATTATCACCTCTATTCATTGATAACTAATTGAAAATCTCTAACATTAAAGTTGTGATTTTCTGCATTTTTAGTTATTCTTACAAATATATCTTTGCTTTCACCTTGTTCAATACTATCTACAACTAAACACTCTTTATAGTTTTCTCCATCAAAAGACAATTGTATCAGGTCATTACTGCTTGTTTCAGTGCCTATATTGATGTTTGTATAATCTTTATCTCCAATGTTTTTAATAGTTATAAGCTCCTCTAAATCTTGGAGTGTAGCAGGATTCACATTAGTAACCACATTACCATGATATATAATTTCAAAATTGTAAGGACTACATATATAAACATCCCCATACTGTAAAGATAAATGACTTGTAGTGTAAATCTCATTATTATCTTGATTTTTAAATATAAAATATCCTACCATATTACCATCTATAAATACTTTACATTCTAAGTTCTTATCAAATATCCTTGTCTTTAATAAATTCCCTTTTAAATCATACAATTCACAAATAGTATTTTCAGGGAAATTTTGAATAGTTATATAAGGATTATCATAAATACTATATTTATTTAATATAAAATCTTCAGCACTATATTTCATAAATCCTTGTTTAGTCATAGCTTCATCGAATTTCATACCACCTATATTTTTATAATTCATACCATCTGCACTTGAATAAGCCTGTATATAATTATCTTGCTTCAATATTTTCCAATATTTATTCTGTTGATCTAATTCTTCATCTTTAATACCAAAGGTATACTCATTATTCCCTAAGTAAATCATAGAGTAATCATAGTCATTCATGTGCTTGAAATTTTCTTTCTCTAGCTCTATAACAAATTCATTATAATCGAACTTTCTTTCCATCTTATTATTACTTATTAGTTTTAACTTACCTGTTTTAATATCTCTAGTTACATTTGAATTCCCTGCAAAGTCATTAAAAAAAGAGGTAAGATAAAAATTATCTACCTCCAATGCTCCATCCTTCACTTTTATTAATTTCATGCACTACCACCTCAATTAAACTCTGGGCTGCATAATATAATCATATGGTACAAATTCAACCACTTGTATATTTTTGGTTCCTGTACCTTGTGCTAATAATGTATGTGCTTCTGCTAATGCATCTTCATAACAATTAGTTGCATAACTGGTTAATTCTTTTCCTTCTTCATTAGTTTCATGTCCATATGGTAAAGATATTAGTTGTTTATCTTTTAATATTCCCCACATCTTCTGTCTTGGTTTTTTAAAATCTATTGTGCTTTCTAACATATTATCACTCTCCAAATATATTTTTTCTTTCAAAATTTTGCGTTTCAATGCAATAGTGTCTACTGCTCTTTAGTTTGTCTAAATCTTTCATAATATCTCCATTTTGTACTATCCTATTAAAGTTTCTTTCTATATCCATAGCTTTTGGATTTCTCCATAATGGGACTAAATCAAAATGATGGTATTTCATATAATCTATTAAGTTAGCTATTAATATTCCTATAGCTTGTAATCCATTTTCAGCGTTTAAGAAATATACTTTTTCAACTTCCCATCTAACCCACCTGTAAGCTCTAATATAGTCTTTATTAGGTTTGGATGTATCTAAAGAATACCAATCATATAATAATTCCATAATAAATTGTACAGCTTCTTTGCCACTACAACACATCCAAGCTTGTACATTTTTATGCCATACCATTATTAATATATTTATTAAATCTACCATTATTTCTATTGATACTGGCATAGGTGGGATATTATAATCTATTCCCCAATATTTACCCCATTCAATAGGATGATCATTATATCTTAGATATTCATAGTTAGGATTTTCTAATAGCTCTTTCATTTTTTCATAGTCTTTATTAGGAATAATTAATTTATCCATTGGATCTGTGGGATTTAGCCACCACCATCTTTTGGCCACCTCAATAAATTTATTATTATTGCCTACTTTATATATGTTTTTCATGAGTGTACCTTGTAATTGCTCATCATGTTCTTTATATATATCCCAAATAGTTAAATCTAATAAATCTTTTTCTATTTGTTTATAGACATTTATTAAAGGCATATAATCTAAATATTTATCATTATCTTTATGTATAGATATTATAGCCTCCCTATCTAAATATCTATTATAATATTTATCTATAGTCTTTAACCCTTCTCTATAGAAATACTTTTTATTCTTATCTTTATCTATAGATTTTATATTTATTCTATCTAAACAATCTATATATTTGTATTTTTCTATATTCTTAAGTAGTATCTTATGCATTAATCTAATATTGTAATCTTTACTAATTCTTCTTATGGTTATACTATCTAAATTATTTACAATATTAGATTTTAATATTTTAGTTATACCAATTCTTTTTAACATATCTGGATTTTCTATAGTATCTATTTTTTTAAAATTCACTCTGTCTACAAAATTATATTTATCTTTATCTATATACTTATCCCTATACTTTTCAAAAAACTTTAATTTATACATGTCAATTTCCTTAAAATAAATCCTATTTAAAAATCTATAATCATGTTTTTCCATGCCTGTGTTTTTCTCTAATTTTAAACTTTGTATAAATTGATATTTAGATAATCCTTTTTCTGTTATTTTATTTGTATATATACTTTCAAATTTATCTAATTGTAAATTTTCTCTATCTATATTTAGATTTATACACTTATTATCTTTATTTAATTGTATATTTCTAAACTCTAGTAAATTCTTGTCTGTTTCTACATGTATATCTATACTATCTCTAGGTTGGAGTTCTGTATATACTTCTATGTTTATATTTATACATTCCTTTTGCCCTAGTTGCATACTTTTCTTTTTATTAAATTCTATAATGTCTGTATCTTCTAAAGGCATACTTTTATCTTTATTTATTTCTCTGTCATGCAACTTTAGCTCTTTTTCAAATTCTTTTACCATAATGGGATTTTCTTTATATAAATATTCATTATTCTTCTTTTCTATATTATAAAAATACTTATATAAGAGTTTATCTCCTCTAGTTTTATCTATTTCAACTACCTTATCCTTATAAAATAGTTTTTCTTTATGTTTTAACACTTTGCTTGTAGTATCATATTTAAAAGTTGCACCAGAATGAGTATCCCCTACATATTTAAGACTACATAGGGGTATTTTATGTAGGGGCATATAAAGAACCTCCTATTCTGTTGTTTTATAACACCTTATAGCTATACAATAATTAATATTTGCACTATTATTAAGAAAATTAAAAGGTGCTGTGAGTTTAAATTTCTTGTAATATTCTTCTTCATCTGTATCTTTCTTATATGCTAATTTATCCATATCATATATTGCACTAGCATCTCCAGCAAGTACATTGATCATTTTTCCTCTTTCCATATCTACTGGATGTACTAAAGTAATATCGCTAAATTGATGTTTCTTATGATTCCATCTCGAACCTTCTACATTACACTTGTCCATAAATGGATTAGTAGCATAGAAAGCAGGGTAATGTGGCTGATAAGGCATACCTATTTTATTAGCTATCATACACATATCTGTTACTCCAGTAGCTGTTCTTTCTCCATAGAGCTTTGTATAATTAGGTTCTATATCAGAAGATACAGTTATACCAAAATTATATTTATCATCTGTTGTAGCACTATCTTCAACTGGTTTTAATGCTCCAATATAAGCATAGGATGTTAAATAGTTTTCATATGGATGCACATCTGCTGAAGGATCTCCACGCAAAACTAAATTTATACTATCTTTAGTTACATTGATCCAATATTGAACTGGTAAAAAGTCCTTAATTTCTGGTTGTAACTTTCTATACCAAGCTAGTCTATAATTATATTCCTTTTGCATATTTTTAGGTATATCTAAATCATTACCTTCTTTATTTAATTTATCTGATATTTGTAATCTTATATTATTGATTGAATTAGATTTTGTCATGGCACTTACGTAAGCATTGTAATCTCCACTTTTACTTGATTCATCATTTACACCTGCCATTATTTCTAATACTTGTGCATCTGTTCTATCATAACAATATTCCCGTATACAATATCTATGTAAACTTTTAAAATCAACTAATGCTTTCTTTTCCTCTTTTGTTAAATCTGCTTTTTCTCTATCTATTTTTATATAAAACTCTTTACCATATGTTGTTGTAGCCTTAATAATACAGGTATCATTTTGTTCTGTTACTGTAAACTTAGTATCCACCTTATCTGTTGTAGAATCATCTGTAATAAGATTTATTTCTTTATTTTCACCTGATGTTCCTATTTCATCTAGTGTTTTTGGATAAACCAAATTCCATTTGTATATTCCAGCATTTTTTGTTATTTCCGTTACTAGATTTTTTACTAAATCCTTAACCTGGCAACTTCCTTCTGCATAATAAAATTTTTCTTCTGCCATATTTATCTACCTCCTAAAAATTTTTCTAAGTTAATATCTCTATTTATTTCTTTTATTTCTAAAGTGTTTAGATTTATTTGTATAGTTTCTCTAATTACATCCCTACTTGGGCTTATATCTATATTTAGTTCCTTTATCAAGTTATTTCCATATGGTCTTTTTTCATATACCTTTAAATTTACAGGTTCATTTAGTCCAATCCCATCAAAGTTGTGTATGTATATCTCTAATTTTTTATTCTTATATCCTTTAACACTTAATATTTCAGGATTTTGATTAGTCATATGTTGCCTAAAATCAAAGTTCAAGAAAAAATTCCACTCCTCTTTATTTCCAAAATAGATGTATTTATCCCCAATAACTGCATGCAAATCTATATCTGCCATTGTATTAGCTTCCCATTGCATTACTACCGCAATATCCCAGTCATTTAGAATATCATCAATTGTTGGTGTTTCCGGTTCTTCAATTGGTGGTTCTGGTGGTGTTACTATTTCTCCTATTAAATATTCTAAATCTACCATTGTTTGTCTACTATTACCACTGTTATTATGCAAAATAAAAGAAATAGGTGTATTAGCATTAACTTTATAAAATGTATTAAAGTATTTATGCTCTCCTATTTCTTTTATAGTTGCATTATTTATTATTCTATTTTTATTTATTTCTAAGGTATAAGTATCTTCTTTCTTCCATCCAGTTTGGTTAAAATGTAATCCTGTCAAATATACATCTTTATCAAATATAAAATCCTCTTTATTTTCTTGTATAATTGGAGGAATATCTAATAGTTTACTATCCACTTTTTGCATACCATTATAATTGTAATAAATAAAATTCTCTATCTTTTTCTTTAACATATTGTACTGTAGACTTGGTAATAGTTCTTTTAAATCCTCTAATAGTCCTTCTATATCATTTGTATTTAACTTTGAATATTTGCTCTTCAATTCATCATCAATCAACTTTAATATTCGTTTTTTTAATTCATCTGCTAATTCCTCAAAATTAATTATATATTTTAATAAACTCATTCTGAACCACCTTCAAGAATACAAAAATCTACCCATACTACTTTAGAAGATCCACTATTATTGTTATAAATAAATTTTATAGTACCATCTACAGGATAAAATACATTAAAATACTTATGCTCACCATATTCTTTAGTTCTTGTTTCTGTGAATAGTCTTTCTTCTTCTACAACTAAATCCCAACTATCTTCAAACCTCCAACTAGATTGAGAATAAGTTATACCCGTTAACTTACTGTTAGCTGGTGCAGTAAATTCTATTGTATGCTGTCCTACTATTGCTGGTACTTCTAACATTTTTCCATGTATCTTTTGTGTTCCTAATATTCCTAAATTACCACTTAATCCATCTAATTTTGCACCTAAATCATTTAAGGCTTGAATTAAGTCATTGTAGTCTACGCCTTGTATTTTATCTTTAATTTCACTTAACAATCTTTCTATATCTTCTGTATTAAGTGTTATATTACCTATATCTGCATTTACGCCATTCTTTAAATAATCTGCTATTAAATCGGATAATTCATTCCAGTTAATCACATAACTTGGTAGCCCCATATCATCATCCCCTTATACATAATCTATTAATTCTACTCTATTATCTGGATTTTTGAATAATTCTATTGCTTTCTCTGATTTATTTGGATATATAGTCTTTATTTTATATACCTTTCCCTCTGTATTTCTTATAAGTTCCTCTGACCATTCTAACTCTGTATTTTCTGCATATATACATTTTATCACTTTTTTATTTATATCCCTTACTAATCTTACTGGATATTCAGGCAACTCACCTTTATACTCTTCTCCACCTTCAAACTTTATTTTATTTTTTAAATCTCTTTTTCTAAGTTCTTGGTCTAATATATATACTACTGGCTTTCTAAAATCATTCTGTTTCATTTAGCTATCACCTTCTTTTAAGGTATAGTTTCCATTGCTCAATTTTGCTATATTTGCATTTTCTCTCATACCATCAAGTGATATTTGGTCTATGTAATTTCCATCTGATGTTAATTCTGTTCTTATTCCTGTAACGATATAATGTCCAATCATTTCATTTAATTTTATTCTCACTATTTTACCTAAATCTAAATCAGGATTTCCTTTGGTTGCTACTATATCTACATTAGAGTTTTCTCTCCAACAATCTAAGAAAAACCTACTAGCTACCCTTTGTCTTTTATCTACTGTATCACCTAAAGGACTTTCAATTTCTTTAAAATTTTTATATCCTAAATAAGCAACCATACTGGGATCTTCAAATACATTATATTTATCACTTGCATGTCTAACTAAAAGTCTATTATATAAGGTTTCACTACCTCTTTTTCTATTTGCCTTGCCTATTATAATAAAATCCTCGTAATAAAAATCATAGTTTATTTTATTTTGTACATCACTTGCCTTGTAATCTGGGTATAATTTTTCTACTTTATATGTACCATCTTTTAATACTCTAGCTCTGGCTTCTAATGTCTTTAAAATTTCATCTATAATATCACTCATTTGTACATCATATTGCATTTTTAAATTTTTAATCTCGTAATTGTTACTTGATATTATACTGAATATAGGAGTTCCTAAACCTGCTTTAATTGCCATATTGCTTATTAATTGTATAGCATTAATATTATTAAATACATGGTAAGGAACTCCTCCATCAATGGGTCTTAATATTTTGCACCCTACATCATGACAATTTATATTTATGGTTTTTGCTTCATCATCTATTTCAAAGTTCCTTATTATCCCTGTAAATTGTATTTTATCACTTATATAAATTCTAATATGGTTTCCATTAGCAATTATTCCATCTGTATACCCAAAATTATATAAGCTAGGTACTTTACTCTTCACATCTTGCACTACTACTGTAGCACTTGCAGTTTGCATATCTATTCTTCTATCTATAACTATATTTAATACAATTCTTTTTAAGGTTGTTTTTTTTTTACCTTTATCAATTATTTCTACCCTATAATTCATTGCTATCACCATTCCAACCTTCAATTCCACAAGGACATATTAATTCACAACTCATGTAGTATATATCACCTTCAATAGGAGTATCTATATCAAAATTTCCTTGGAAATATCCTCTGTATTCTGTGCCAAATTCATCAATAAATATAAATCTTTCATTGTATCTATTTCTAAACTCTTTAAATTTTGCTATTTGCTCTGGTGTATGTGTTTCAAATGCTACGGAAAATTTTATTGACAAATCTGATTTAATTGCATCTTGAAATACTGTATAACCTGTTAAACTTTTATTACCTTTTCTTAATGTAACAGGAACAGGAGGCTTATAGTTAGTTATTACTGCTCCTGTATCTGTTTCATTATCGTATTTAAGTTGTAAATTAAAATCCAGCTATAACACCTCCTAATTTCTAATTGCATCTTTCATGAATAAATCTACCATACTATTCTTTATTGCTGTTTCTCCCATTGATTTTACTTCTTGTGTTAGTTGTTCTATTCCTTTATTCTCAATATCTGCTACAGTTATATGCATATTTATTATGGGATTAAAATTTAATTGTTTATTACTATTGCTTATAGAATTAAACCCACTATCAGCATTATACGCTCCACTAAGTGCCATATTATTTAATCCATTAAATTCTGGTCTGATATTGCCTAAAGATTTAATCCTATTTCCTAATCCTCTAAATTTAGTATCTATGTTATCTTCTTGTCCATCTATACCTTGAATTAATCCTTCGCCTATAAAACCACCATATCCATCAAAAACTCTACTTGGCGAATGTATTTGTAGTTCTTCCTCAAATCCTTCTTTTACACCTTTTCCAAGCTCCTTGCCTTTACCTTTAAATAATCCTTTTACTTTATTAATTCCATCTATAAATCCATCTACTATATTTTTTACTTTTTGTTTTCCCCAATTAATGAAATGTACTATTAATAATTTCCATCCACCTATTACCCATTTAATTGTATCTCCTATACCTTTAAATATTTTCTCTAAAATTTTCCCCATTTTCTTTCCTGCTGCAACTAGCTTATCCCAATGCTTTATAACCTCGTATACTATAAATCCTATTGCTGCTATAGCACCTAAAATAATAAGTGTGTGCGGAGTAATTAATGTCGGTAATAATTTAAAAACACCTGTTGCTGTTTTAAGTTTCCCAAACATCCCAATTACACTACCTATTGTTTTTACAAGTTTCCCAAGTATTAAGAATACGGGACTTAATAATGCTATTGCACCTACTATTATTCCTATTGCAGATTTAACTGGCTGTGGTAATCCATTGAATCCATTAACTAGTTTAGTTACTAATTTAACTACTTTGCTTAATATTGGCACTACTGCTTGGGCTAAAGATATTTGCAATTCTTCAAATGCACTTTTTAATGTCGTTAACTGTCCTTTTAAATTGTTTTGCATAGTATCAGCCATCTTTTTAGCTGAACCTTCTGCCTTATTCAAATTACCATAAAGTTTGTTATAATCTTTATCACTAGCATTGATTACTGCCAACATCCCAGACATAGCTTCTTTACCAAAAATTATACTTGCAGATTGTGCTTTTTGTGCATCTGTTAGTTTACTAAATTTTTGTCTTAGTTCGTCAAATAATACTTTTCCAGATTTAACTTTTCCATTACTATCTGTTAAACTAATTCCTAACCTTTCCATCTCTTTTCTCATATTCTTAGAAGGATTAGCTAAGTTAGTTAAAGAAGATCTTAAAGATGTACCTGCTGAACTTCCTTTTATACCTGCATTAGCCATTAATCCTAATGCAAAGGATGTATCTTTAGCAGATATACCTAATGCTCCTGCTACTGGTGCTACATATTTAAATGATTCTCCAAGCATAGACACATTAGTATTACTGTTACTTGAAGTACTTGCTAATAAATCAGCAAAGTAAGCACTATCTTTAGCTTGTAGTCCAAAAGCAGTCAAAGCATCAGTTACTATATCAGATGTAGTTCCAAGCTCTTCTCCTGAAGCTGCCGCAAGATTAAGAATACCAGGTAAACCATCCATCATTTCTTGCGTTTTCCATCCTGCCATAGCCATATATTCAAGAGCTTGTCCAGATTCCATTGCACTAAATTTAGATTTTGCACCCCATTCTCTACTTAATGCAGTTAATTTTCCCATATCCTTCGCATTTGCACCTGAAATTGCTTGAACTTTACTCATCTGCTCTTCAAAACCCATTGCCGTCTTAGTTGCCATTCCTAAAAATGCACCTGCTGCAATAGAAGGTTTCACTAAGCTTTTCCCAGTATTAGTTAAAGCACTTCCTAATGACTTAATTCTATTTTCTGCACCACCTGTACCAGTAGCAAAATTTTTTAAATCTCTTCCCACGCTCTTTATACCATTTTTAAAGCCACTTTTATCAAGTGTAAGGTAAGCAACGGCTGTACCTACATTAATTGCCATATATTTTCACCTCCCACTTTAGGGAATTAAAAAAAGACATATTTCTATGTCTTTAAGTTTTTATCTTCCATATAAACTTTTGTATTTCTCACTTATTTCTAAATTGTTATAATATAACTCTTCATATCTCCCTATTAACTTTTTTGTATTCTTCTTTTCATTTATTGATTTTTGTATCTGCACTTTTATGTTGTCCATTTTCTTTAGATTTTCTTTAATCTCTTGATCTTTATACATAACTATAAATTTATGCTTACATTTTGGACACTTAAAATAAGTTCTTTCTATATTTTCTTTTACTATCTCAATCTTTAATCTATTTTGTTTTAATTTAAAATCTTTTCCGCATTTATCACAAGTTACTACTGGATTTTTAAAAGTTGCCATAATTAATTCCCCCTATTTATTATTGGAATTCAACCAATCTATTACATCACTATTGTTTTGTTTGTTTACGTTCTTATTATCTTCGAATTTAGGTTCTGTGCCATTTTCTTTACTCATTTCAGCTAGTATATATGTACAAGCTTCATCAAAACAAAACGCTTCATAATCATTTGTTAATGCTATTATCTGGCTTGGTCTTATTTGATACTGTTTGCTCATTGTTATCACCGACAGTATTCTCTGGCTTTTCAGGAAATTTTTCTATCTCATTTAACCCCTCTTGTGTATAATTAAATAAAGCTACTATCTGTTCATCTGTTAATTCAAGCTCTACTTCTTTCAAATCCCTAGCTGAAGGTTCTACAAGTGCATTTTCTGCCATAATAAACATAACATCTGTCAACGCTTTCATATCTACATTACCCTTATTGGAGCTTTTGCCATAGAATAATTCCTCTGCTGCACTAAGTAATTTATTAGGTATTACACCCTTTCGAACTAAATTTAAAAGGGATGCCCTCTTAACCTTAGCTACAAAAGGTATCTCTGCTTTAAACCTTGGTAATTCAATTACATCATATTCAGCCATCTTTTTTAAATCTTCTATACTTGTTACTTGTATACTCATCATTCATTCCCCTTACTATTTTATTTTTATTGTCTTAAACTCTGTAGATAATGCTGCAGTCTTACCACTACCATTAAGCTTGTCAACTGGCTTAGCTTGTGCTATATACACTACGTCCACAGCTAAACTTGTAGGTACAAATGTTACTATTTTCTTAGTTCCATCTATAGTTACATTACCTTGAACCAAGCTATTATCTGATTTTCTTCTTATGCTAAAATTAGTCTTAGTTACATCATCTTGGTTTATTTGTTCTTTAAATGTCCATACTATCCTATTAGTTATTTCTACTCCAACATCTGTATTTGTATCTTTTACAGTTCCACCTTCAACTCCTATATCTTCAACTGGTGGATCTGGTTTTTCTGGTTTGCTAGGTAAAGTATCCAAGAATTCTATTTCAACTGGTTTCTCTCCTCTAAATGGAATTGATTCTGCTTCATATTCTGGAACTAAGAATTCACCATCTTTAACTTTATATTTAGCAGGTTTACCTTTACAATGCTTGTAAGTAAATTTAGCATAACCTGTAGTTCTACTATAATCCTTTTCTTCTGTAAATATTTCCATTGTAAATGGATGTCTTTCTGCTACCTTTCCTGCTTCTGCACCACAATACTTATTACCTTCTATACTACCACCATCAATAAGGGACATAGTTTTCATATTAAATAAGTTGTCTTTAAGTTTTAATTTATAACCAATTACAATATCTTCTGTTTCATTAATGCCATAAATAGTATTTTTAACCCTTAATATATCTCTTTTACCGTCAGATTTAATAGGCTCTATATCTATTTCATCAGAAGTTTCAATTGTATGTTTTATATTTGTAACCTCATCAATAAAATTTACCTTAATTACATTAACTAATGTTTTACCATCCATATTATTACCTCCTTAAACTCTTGAATTGTTGGTACTCTATGCTAGCAGTATAAGCTTCTATTTTTTCATCAATAATTGATGGTGTTTCATTGCCTGTAGGTCTTAATTCTCCTATATCCTTCATAGCTTGTTTTATATTCTCTACATAAAACTCCATAGAAGTATAATTAGACATAGGATGATAAATAATGATGTCAAATAACTTATATCCGGTTACATTCCCATTTGTAGCATAAGTCCCATTCTCTTTTATAACTACATAACTATCTATACATTTATCTCTCTTTTGTCCAGGGGAATATACTTCATATCCTAGTTTTTTTAAGTGTAAATATATCTTTTGCCATACAGTTTGGGGAATTGTATTATTTATTAAATCCTGTTGTAGGTGGTCCCCCGGAACTTTATAATTAAAACTACTCATTTAATCACTTTCCTAACAAATTATTCATACCACTTAGTATTTCAGCACCTAGTTTATTTACAGTAGGGTTGAGAATGCTATACTGCTTATCCATTGCCAATTCTAAGTATGGAAAATGTTCTGTGTTACCAGCTACATAAACATTACATTTATCTCCTTCCCACTGTTTTCCACCTTCTATAGTTTTTCTACTTAAACCAGTTCTATCAGTCCAGGATGCATTTTTCTTTGCATGTTCTTCTAATTTTTTACCTGCAGTATCAGCGTAAACTCCTATGGCTGCTTTGCTTTTCACTTCAAATTCAGATAATCCATTAATAACACTTTCTATATCAAACTTAAAACTCATAATATCACATCCTATCCAAATACATATCGAAGACTATATTTTCTACATTCCCTGTATCAATTACTTTGTATTTAATGCCATCTAATGTTAAATAATCGTCTTGCTTTATCTTTTTACTTTCTTCATTGTAGGTAACTAATAGTTTCTCACGATAATCAGTATTTATGGCTGCTCCTGTATCTGTATTGATATTTATCTTGCTTTTTTCCCTGTAGTAATAACCTTTAATAGTTGTTACATATAAATCCTCCAATTTCTCTCCATAAGCATTTTTACCATTTCTTAATATCTTAATTTCCTTTAATAACCCTTTTTTCTCTAATTGCTTATATATCTGTCTGCTTATTTTTCCTCTATTAAATTTACTCATTGGCCATCAACTCTTTTCATGGATGTTTTATATCCTGTTATATTCCCTTGCAAACTTTCTTCATATGCTTTTTTATATTCCTCTGCTAATCCTAACCAATATTGCCTATTAGAACTTAACTTTACACCTGCTACCTCTAACCTATCATCTGCGTTAGCTTTTAATAAACAACCTTTATAACTAGCCTTATTAATATTATTATCATTGGATTGCAATAACAAATTCAGGTCATCATCTTCAAAATATGGATATTCTCGCTCCTGAAGATTAAATTTTAATATTTCCAAAGGTATAGTCATGCTTATTCTCCTTCCTTAGTTTCTCCTTTTTCTATTTTCTCTAAAGACTCAACATAACCTTTCTTGGTCATCTCCTCACTATCCTCTGATCTAATATCAAATTCATCACCTATTTTAAAATAGCTTTCATCATATTTTATATTTACTAAAGCTTTTACTTTCTTGAATTTTTCATCTGATTTCTTAGCCATATTAGCCACCCTTTCTATTTTTAATTTAAAAAGAGAAGGTATTTCACCTTCCCTCTTATTCAGCTACTGTAGCAAAAAAACATTCATCTGCCTTTTCAAATGAAGGTAGAACTAACTGTGATACCTTAGTTTCTACTGTAACAGGATCCTCTTTTGCCATAGTAGTTATTGCTACACCAGTATTAACTATTTGAGTATCTAATTTAGATGAACCAAACATTTTGTCAGCCTCTTCTGGTGTAGTACCATACATTGTTTTGCCTAGTGCACCTTGAGGAATTAAAGTAACTTTATTATCCTCGTAAAGGTTCATTGTGCTACCATCTTCGGCTGTAAATACACCATTTAATATACCCACTTCTATTTCTAATTTTTCTTTTAAGTAATTCTTTACTAGCTTATCAGTAACTACCACATTGCTTATGCCTTTAATTTCACTTTCTATAGCAGCATTTGCTCTTATATATCCGAAAGTTTTTTGTGTCATTAACATTCTATTAGGTTTTGCATAACCTTCTGCCACTAAAGTATTTTGCCATCTTTCAATGTCTCCTACTATATTAGCTGTTTTATCACTCCATTTAGCAGTGCCAGCAAGCACTTCTTTATGGTCAGATGGAATTCCATAATCTACAACTACATCACCATCATCAGTAATTATCTTTATTTCTCCACTTTGAAGTAGTTGAGCTCTCATCCTAGTTGCTTGCACTTCTGCACCATCAACTAAAGCTTTATAATTACCGAATATTTGATTTAATATTTGATTGACTAGTTCTTGGTTATTAGCTTTCATTGCTAAAAGCATTTGTTGTCTATCCTTTTCTTTTATTAAAACTGATTCTTTGAAGAAAGGCATTTCTTTCTTTTCAATGTTTATGTCAGCTTTTAAAGTTCTTGGTTTAACTGCTACATCAAATGTGCTCATTCTTAAAGCTACTGGTCTTTGTTTTGCACCCTTAGCAACTTCTAGTTCCATTCCTAGTTGTTTATCATTTGGAAATAAAGCCTTATCTAGTGTAACTTGTAGTGGTAAATTTTTAATATATAATGCTATTTCATTTGCGTTTATAAAATCTTGTAAATTCATATTGTTATTCCTCCCCTAATTATAAAAATTGAATCATTTTTAATGCTGCTTTTACTTCTGTAGCTGGTTTTTGTGGTAATGCATTTTCTTTTATAAAACCAAAAATGGTCACTGGAACTACTTCTGTACCACTGGAATTATTAAAATCTACATCCTCATAAACAATTCCAAAAGCAGTACCATCAGTTACTTTTTTACCTGTTTTGTCTACTATTGTTCCAGCTTCAAGTATTCCTTCTTTTAATGTTGCTACTGTCTTACTTACCTTAATGTTAGTGTTTTGAAATAATGCTCCAGCTAATGCTAAAATGTTCCTTTGAGTTCCTAATATTTTAGTTGTACTTTGTCTCACTTTTCATTCCTCCATTATTTAAAGAAACTGTCTATAGTCTCATTTATTTTAACTTGGTCAGCTTGTTGTTTTCCTAAAACTTCACCTATACTTTTAGGTTGGTCAGTATTATTGCTAAATGAAGATGGACCACCTCCTATGCTTCCAGTACCTCCTGGTTGCTCTTCTTCAAATAAGTAACTACGCTCTTTTTGCATTATTTCCATTTGTTCCTTTAAACCAATGATGTCTTTGCCATCTTGTTTCAACTTATCTTCATCTAATAACTTAGTTACAACCTCTTTATCCTTAACATTGTAATTATCTAATGCTTTATTTAGAGCATTTTGAAATTCAATCTTAGCTAACTGTTTTTCATGTTCTTCTTTTTGATTTTTGTTTTCTTCTTCAAGCTTAGTTAATTTGTCTTTTAAACCATCTACATCCTTGTACTCCTCTTTAAGTTCATTTATCTGATTATCTCTATCCTTTAACTGTTTTTTATATTCCTTGATAGAGCTATTAGCAGTTTCCAGTTCCTTTTTTTCTACATAGTTAGAACTGTCCACTAAGTCTATATCCTTGTATTTCTTTTGTAAATCCTCTGGTATCTGTTTAAAGTGTTCTCCTAATATTTCACTTAATTTTGGCATATTATCATTCCTTTCTTAGCCTTTTACGCCTTGCTAAGGGCAAAATAAAAAAGCCTTATTTCTAAGACTTAATAGTTTGTACACCTTTCTTAAATATGGTAATATTTTGTTGAAAGGAGGTGATTTTATGAGTAATTTAATCAAACCTGGAACAGATAACCAGCCTGCAGGAAAATATAAAGAAGTTGGTCCTCGTGGTGGTAATGTTCCAAAAGCAAGAGTAGTAAAAATTGATCCAGGTGATAGACTTCCTCCTACTCAAGAAAAAGGTCGTAAGTGGGAAAAATTTAAATAGTTAAATTTCTATTCTTTTTTTCCATATGCAGAGACATAAACTGAATATATTTACTTGTATCCAAGCCTCTGCATATCTTTTTCCATTTTCCTTATACTTTGTAATATAATGATGCATAATGTTCACCTCGCTTTCAGACATAATAAAAGCACCTACTATTTTTACTTAGTAAGTGCTTTTTAATTAATTATTTCTATATTTTTTATTTCATTTTCGTACAATTCATAACTTGCACTTTCAGTATCTACTCCAATGCTAGCTATCTCAGGTTCATTATCTATAGCTTGAGTATAGTCACTACATTTACCCTGAAATGTATTACCACTTAAACAGGTTATTTTTATTGTTTTACCAACATATTCCCACAAATTCATATAATCACTCCTTTTTAGTTGGTACTATATGAGTACCTTTTTTAGAATAATGTATTTTACATCTATTTGTTTTTGATTCTTCATTAGTCATATTATTAACATTTATACCTATTTCTTTATCTATAGTTACAATCTCTTTATTATCCCATTCATTGTTTTGATTTAGTCTTATAATTCCACTTCCTGCATATTTATTAACTATTTTTTGTGCTTCATCAATTGATATTGTTAAGTAACTTCTACCTTCAATATAATTATTATGTTCTTTAATATGCTTTCCTTGCTTACCTTCTAATATTTCAAGTGGATATTTTCCACTTTTTATGTCATTTCTTATACTACTTATTATATCACTATTGCTATCATTATTGTTACCTTTTTTACTAATATTTCTAAACAAATTATTTTCTCCTGCAAATTCTCTTCCATATTCTTTGTACCAATCATCTAATTTATTATTACTTCCCCCATATAACCAACCATGTAGTTCCATGCCCACTTCATCTAAAGATTTAGTTATAACAGGTGTAAAATAACATACTCCATTTGGATGATCTAAAGGTAATTCATCTGGTTTATATGTTTTTCCTTCTCTTTCTCTGCATATGGAACATGGTCCTCTATGAGAATTACTTGTATGCCACTCTATTCCTTCTACAAATGGATTAGCTTTACAACTTCTCTGCATAGATAATTGATAAGCATGACTCATAGAAGTTACTGCTAACCTAAAACTGTTATATTCTATCTTTTTATTTCCTACTCCTGGATATATCCTTTTGAAATCCCAATCTTTTTTAACTTCTGGATTAACATAATCCGATAAATCTTTTGCTAACTCATAAGTACTCTTCTTTTCTAATAATCCTTTTTGTATTATATAATCAAAGTTTGCATTAGCTTCTTTCTCATGGAACCATAGCCTTTCTGAAAGCCCTTTACCATCTTTATAAAAATCTCCATTTATAAGTTCTTCTAATGCCTGCTGCGGTATCCTAGAAAACATATTAGAAAATGTTTCTTTTGAATTTAATTTATATTTTACATCCATTAAATTAAAAAAGTCAGTTTGAATATTTGTTGCATACTTTGCACTTTCTAATATAGAATACTCTATATCTTTTTTAAGAATCTTATTTAATTCTTTTATGTCTTTCTTGAATTGTTTTTGATAGTCCAATAACCATCTTTCACTTAAACTATCCTTATTCGCTCTTTTAGCTCTTTTCCTTAAATCTTTTGCTACATCTCTGTATAAATCCTTTATATTTTTTATTTGCTTCTTAGTAAGCATTATTCTTTGTTTCTGTGCTTTATCTACTAATTCTAAGTATTCATTCATCTCACCACCTCACTTTATTTAAGCATAAAAATAGCACCTATTATCTTTTAGGTGCTCTGTATCCAGCTTTCTCAGCTTCTTCTATGGTACTAAACCATTCTTCTGCTATAGTCCTATCATAATAAGTACTGCCTGGTACATGGTATATTTTTTCTCCTGTATTTTTATTAATATTTCCTTTTATTTTACCTTTATGATTATTTTGTGTTTTTATTTGTTTTTCTTGGTTAGCTTCTTGTGAATTACCTTTGTTATTTCCATCAACTTTACTACTAACTTTTCTATTAATAGATGTTTTACTCACTGGCTCCATGTATATATAATTATAACTGCTAAGCTCCAATCTTAAAGTTAGGAAGAATAAAACTCCATAAATTACAGTTCCTATTGAATATACACCAATTGCATCTTTTTTATTTTTAAGTATTTTACTTCCTGTTAAAGCTGATATAATTAATGCGGAAAAAAATATTATAAATAGTATATAAAATATAATTACCAACTCCATAACTCCTCCTCCTTATCTTCATGTAAATTATACCATATATGAGGGGAAGATTAGTACTATATTTCCCTTAAAAATTGTTCTTGCTCTGCTGCTGTAATAGAAGTTATATCCTCGCATATTTCTTTTAAAATATCATCTACATTTTCATCATCTGTAAAGTCCTTTATGTAACTTCTATGACTTCTTACATTAGTTCTTACCTCTTCCATTGCAAGTCTTTTCTTATCTTCTTCATCTTCTGGAATAGGGTAATTTTTATTTAAAACTATATTATAAAGTAAGTCATTCCATTCGTCTTTCCACTCTTCATAGCATTTAAATTTGCCACAAGCTTCAACTATTAATCTAATCATTTGCCTTATAATTGGTTCCCAATCATGCCATTTTTCCTCACAACGTGCTACAAGCTCTATGTACATATATTTAATACTCTTAGCACTTGGAACTTGTTGAAGACTTTCTGGCTTAGGTATTCCTAATTTTTCATACATACTATCTTCTAATGTTTTTAAATATTTAAGTACTGGATCTGCATTAGTAAAATTACTCTCTAAACGCTGTACTTTAGCTTGTTTATTACCTTCTGTATCATCAATACTTTTTAAAGCCATAAGTGAATTAGGTGCAATGTTACAAGCATTAACCGTATCTTCTGTTGCATCTATTACAGCTGTTTGTCCAAACATAAGAAATCTTAAACTGTCGTTAAAATCTGATAGTCTCCTATTGTAGCTATCTTGCAATGGTTTTAAATCTTTTATATCACTTTGCCCATAAGGGTTAATAATGCTTCGTTCATTGCAAATTACCCAACATGGTATTTTAGATAGTCCTGTGTCCTGTTCTTTTATTTCTATTGGTGCTTCCAGATTATTACCTTTAAAAGTTTCTATTCTTAAATAACAAGTAGATTCCTTGTCACTTATTTTATTCATATAGTAAGTGTATCTGCACCATATCTGGTCTTTTTCCTCTTTATTTGCGGTTTCAGCATCTTGTCTTACTAGTATTACTTTATTCAATTTAGTTATATCATTAGGATCTACTTCATAACTAAAGTCATTTATATCATGGTAATAAAGTCTTATAGGTTGCCCTGGATTAGCTTCTAATCTTAACATTACTCTTTTGGTTACTGTTGCAAGCCTAAAAGCTTTCATGGTATTACTCCAAAATTTAGAAGCATTTAAGATAGCATCTATATATTGTCTTAATTTTTCACATGTTTCTTTATTCTGTTTATCTAAGGGCTTTAATAGTATATCTGGTTCTTTACCAAACATAAATCTAGCTTGCTTATTTATTAAAGGCTTAATCTTATTATCTATTACTTGTGAAGGTATGTAATCTAAATCGTCTAAAGTAATCCAATTTTGTCCTAATAGATCCTGGTTTAATTTCGCAGCATCTATATTTTCACATTCACCTAAATAAAATATAAAATCTTTTAGTGCTTTTTTTCTTTCCTTTTTTTCTCTTTCATTTAGATTAAGCAATGTTTTTTTTATATTCATTAGAATACTGTACCTCCTTTCCTTCTATACTTTTTAAGAACATTTTGTTTAAGTCCTCTACCTTTGTTGTAAACTGATTTATCATATTTCTGTTCTTTAATATCAGCTACCTCATATCCATCTAATCCATACCAGATGGCACTAAATGTATGGGGATCTATATTAAATTCATCTTCTATAATTTCTCCATTTTTGTCTAATGCATAAGTTAAATCTTCTAATTCATCTATAACATCAGGACAATCTTCTGAACAGATTATTTTCTTAAATCTTTTCACCTTTTTAGTATTTTGAAATCTACTACCTGGGAATTTCTTAGCACCCTTCATATTAAATCCTTCTTGTTTATAGTATTTAATAGTTTTAGGTTCTGCACTATCTGCTCTTATAAGTTCCTGTGTTTTCTTAAATTCAGCTATTTCTATTGCAGTTCTATCATCTGTCATTTGGTTTTTATAATATTGCCAATAAATATATAGTATCTTGTTATCATCATCTATAGCCAATCTAACTATGGCATTGTAGGAATCTTCAAATCCAAAGTCCATTCCAACTCTATATATAGGATTTTTAATACCTTGAATTGATTGAAGTACTTCATAATGAGGTTTCTTTTCAAATTGTGGCAATACTTTTCTACCATTAACTCCAAATCTACCTCTTCTAGCTATCCTATACAAATCAATATCATATGTTTTTAATTCGTCTAGTTGCTCTATATAAGTTTTAGGCAAAAATAAATTATCATCAGCTAAGGAATGATGATAATAAGTATTATTTTTTATAATTATTCTATTTTTATAAAGTTCCTTATCATCTAATACAAAAATCTTCTTTTTAGTATCCATAAAAAAGTGTTTATAGCACCAATTATTCTTTGATACTGGGTTAGTAGAAAGTATCATGTATAGTTTTAATGTTGGATGTCTTAATCTTCCTAGCAATTCTTTAAAACCTGCATACTTTACTTCTGAACATTCTTCTACCCATATTATAGATACATTATTAATAGATTTTAACTTAGCTGGTTTATCCATACCTTTAAATATAATCTTACTACCATTAGGAAATCTTATTTGCATAGGAGAAGTAACACATTTAATTTTATCATCTAATTCTATTTCAGTTATTATCTCTTCTAATAATGAATAACAACTATCTCTAATAGTATCATATACTTCTCTAACTACTAAAGCAGTTCTTTTTTTTTCTAATAGTTTAAGTATTAATTTCAATGCTATATGATAGCTCTTAGATGATCCATAGCCACCAACTAGAAAATAAAATTTATAATCCCAATCAAATAAGAAATCTTCAAAATGTGGATTAACTTCTTTTTCTATAACCATTAATCCTCACCCTTTCGCTTGATTAATATTTCTATAGGTTTATCATCTTGATTATTACTCTTTTGAGCTTTCTCAAAGTCCAGTTTCTCTCTGTTAAGTCCATATTGTAGCTTATCTTTTTCATCAAGTATTCCAAGAGTTTGTCTCTGAATTTTTTGTAATTTACTTAAAGCATTTACCATGTTTAAAAGTTTAGAGTCATTAATGTTATCTAAGGTTTCAGATGTTATTTTCTCATTAAATTCCCCAGGACCATAACCTGTTCTAAGCTTCGCCACATGTTTATACAATTCAGTTTTATCCGATAAAGCTTCATCTAAATAACCTAATAGTTTATCTGATATATTTAAATGTTTAGCTTTATATTTTGCTATTTCACTACTTATAAGTTCTGCGGTTTTTTCTTTGGTTTTTTGGTTTGTAATTAGTTTGTATTCGGTTCTTTTTTTACTCCATTCATTTGTAGCGGAATAGTCTTTTATTGTTTGAATTGGTATATTGTACTTTGTGCTTAAATTCTCCAATGTATAAGGTTTCCTACGTATGTCTGTAACATACTCATTTTCAATTTCTACCCAAGATATTGTATTATTTTGTGTGCATACTTTTTTGCTTTTCTTTTCATTTGTGTGCACACTATTTCTGTTCCATTTATATCTAGTTTTCCAACTCTTAACTGTATTTATAGACACTCTATATTTAGATGCTATATCCTTATATTTCATTCCATTCATATAATCTTTTTCAGCTAATTCATAATCTGGTCCTCTTATATCTGCCATATCACCACCTCGTCGCTATATGCTTCCATTTATTCTATAAATAAAAAAGAGCCTATATATTAAGCTCTTTTAATAACTTCTTTCTTATATGTTCCTCATTTATCTCCTCATCATAATTAAAATAAATGAGTTTTATATTATTTTTATTGCATAATTCCCTTTTCTTTTTATCTAATTCTTGTCTTTTCTCAAAAGCTTCTTCTCCTCCCCAATGTTCAAAGGGTTTGAAGTGTTGTTCTCCTTGATATTCTATCCCTATATCTAAAGTTTCTATATAAATATCTAATTCTAGTCCATCTAAAAATGGTGGCCTAAAATGTCTATACATAGTTAACTCTGGATATAGTTTTCTTATTATCTTATATAACTTAGTTTCATTCTCCCATTTCTCGCCAACTCTTTTAGATTTAAACCAGTCTCTTACTTCATCCTCAATTATTTTATGTACTTCTTTTAATCTCTTTTTCATTACATACTCAATTGCATAATATAATTTTTGATATTGTAACTCTTTATCTTCTATATGAAAATATCTTAATAATATTGCTTCTTCTCTATGCTCTATCTTTTTAAGCATATCCAATATTTCTTTATTTTCAAATGTATCTAGTAGTTTATACCTTCTTATATCTTCAAGTAAATCTTTATCTGTTGGATCTAATATTAATCTAATTTCAATAGGATCTTCTTCTTTTAAATGATATATTCCATCATGTGTACTAGGATTTATTCCCTTATTAAAGTAATTTATATTTATATACCATCCAAAGGTTCTTTTAAATTTAGTTCCATACATAGGAGTACAATATTCTTTAGTAGGTTTTTCTATATTACATCTATGGCATACATCTACTTTAAACTTAATATAATTTAGCCATTCTAGCCCTACTGGTGGATTTTTCTTTCTTATAACATCATTTATACTTTCTGGCATATCCAGTTGTTTTAACAATATCCACTCTGGAGGATTAAGCAGACTTGAAGGATATTTTAAAAATAGTTTTATACAATTTTCCACTGCTTTTCTCATACATGAACATAAAACTACTTCTGAATTTTTATCTTTCTGAAATCCTATGAAATTGCCATACATATCTGTATAGTGTGCCAATGGATATGGTAAGTTTTCTTTTAGTATCATTTATATCACCTAATAAAATTATTCTATTCAACATTTTATTTTGTACTCTACTATTATTACTTACTATATGAAAATAAAAGCCCTTATATTATCAAGGGCTAATAAAAAAGTTTTGATATAATCTAATTTTAACATATTATATACTATACCCTGTGTTCTATTCCTGTAATAAGCTATTTTTTTGAAAGTACCAGATTAAAATATCTTCTGTGATTCTAAGACATAACAATGCATCTTCCTTAGAAGGAACTTCTTCTCCATGAGGCCCTAATCCTGACATTAGGCTATACGCTGTAACAAATAGTCTATACCTATTAAAGCCTTTTTTATTATCAATCCAATATTCAAAAATACCTTTGATTGATAATTTTGGAGTTGTACTAATCCCGGCCGGTGCAGTTTCTTTTGTTGCTTCTAAAATTCCTTTAGCATAATCTTTGTCAATAGTATCTAAGTTTGCAAAAAATTTTTCAAGCAGTGTTCTGCAATTTCCTATACAACCTTGATATTCAGTATTTCCATAAGTAGAAATAGCTTCAGTGTAATAAGTTGTTAAGTCACTATTACTTTGATTTAACATATCTACCAAATATGAAACATCATCTTGTCTTTCAAATGCGCCTTCCGTATATGGTGATAAAGAGTATTTATAAATATAACCATGATAAGTTCGTTCTTTTTTAACATTTAATTTATAACCTAATACTTCTAAATAATTTCTAAAATTATCAATATCATCTTCATCAATTTCATTTATTCTACTCAAAAATTCATTCAAAAACATACCCAATGCTTTTTTATTGCTACTAATTTTAGAACATATTTCATTTATTGCTAGTCCTGCATTAAACTTAGGATTATCATTTTTCCATTGACCATTAAAACAATATGGAGTTAAATGCTCAATATACTTATCTACAAATGATGATAATCCTGAACATTTTAATAAACTTTCTCCATCACCATTTTCACTTATAACTCCACAAGAATACTTTGCTAATAATTTAGACATTTTAGCTAATACAATTTTTTCTTGGAAATCAATTAAAATATCCATTTTTATTTCTCCTTTCTGGTATAAAATACTTTATAATTACTCTTCTACGTTTTAGGAGGTTTTCCTTTATATTTCGCACATCATTTTCCGATTGTTTGCGACACACATACAATATATAGTATTTATAATCCACACTATTAACAATATGTTGTGTATAAGTGTTTTATTTTTATCTAGTTATAATTTTATACATTTTTCGATATTGTGATGCCATTTTTTGTAGTAATTACATAGTATGTATTATATACCTTATAAGGAGGTGATACTATGGATAATAGATGTTGGCCTTGTCCTGATCCAACTCAAACTCACGTTCATGAATTTGAAGGAAGTACTAAACTAGCTGAAGAATGTGATGACAGACACAATCACAGATTTCTTCTTATTCTGTTTTCTATTTTTATTTAATTGTTTATGTATATCTGGTTGTTGCATCTTTAGTATCTTTCCTATCTTCACACCTCTCACTCCCTTTTAATTATAATAGAAAAAGACACCCATTATTGAGTGCCTAATATCTTCTTTCCTAAGTTATTCACTTATATTTTCCCATTATATATTTATTATTTTATGAAGTTATAAAAAATTTACATATTGCAAATCATTAAATAACTACGAATTATCGTTTCCTTTTTTATGACTTTTATATAGTTTTTCTAATACATAAAAACTAGGAATAAAGAAACCACTAAATGCACATATGTAAACTATATAATAAGCCTCACTTAATCCTGGAATAATAGGTGGTAATATAAAACCTCCAATTAAAAGACCAATAAAAGCACTAATAATGGATAGTATAAATAACCGCATATAGATTATCCTTTCTTTGATTAATTTTAGAATTTAAGTGTAGCTGATTGTGTTCCAGATATTAATGTAGTGGTATTAAATGAAAATCCTAAAGGATTTGAACTAATACTTATTGATGGAGTGATAGTAAGTGTATTATGCCCATATTTAACTACAGCTGCTATTCTATTTATTGGAGTTCTGTCAGTTTGAACAGTCCAATATCCATTACCTGATTTAGCAAAAGGATTAATACCTTGATTTGTATACATCGGAATTTTGAATGATGCATTACAGAAACCATCATCTTCTATAATGGCAGACTGTCTTGTGTATAAATAACCTCCACCATTTGCATTATAGTAATTAATGTTGCATATTCCGCCTTTTAATTGTGCTTTTAATTCAAGATCATTATCTGCTTTAGCTGTCCATCCCAGTCCAATTATATCCGTTGTTTTTACTATCGGCATTTTATTCCAGTTCCATGAAAAATTTATTTTTGCAGTTTTTCTACCATTACTAGAACCTCCATTGCTGATATACACACCAACATCTACTCCTCCACTATATGCTGCCATTTCTCTAGGAGTACCCTTAAAATTTCTCAAACCAGATATTTCACTAGATGAATAACCAAGTTTTTTTAAACTTTCATCAGAAAGTTTAGATCTCTTAGTCAATTCTTCCTTGAACAGCTCGTCCACATTGCAATTTGCATTTAACCCATTACGAGTAAGTTCCTTATTTTTTTCCGCCTCTTTGAGTAAAGTATATTCATTAGTTGAAACTACACTATAGTTTTCTTCTGAAATACTTTCTATAGACTTTGCTGAAACATTGCTATGCAATAACATTACTGTCATTAAAAGTAATGCCATTACACTTAGCGCTTTTTTAAACTTAAACCTTTCCTTAAAATATTTACCCATACTAAAACCCTCCTTAAAATTTTTGTGAGTACTCATGTATATTTATAAATATACCCACTATATACTAAATTTCTACATTAAATAGTTAAATCCTCTTAATAATTTAAACTTTTTACACTTTTGTATATATTTATGAATATATGTTCTAACTTGTCAATACTTCCTATATTTACGATAGTGCCTATTACAACCTTCATAAAATCTTTTTACTTTATTCTTATTGTCTTTAAATAGAAAAAGCACCTACAATTAAGTAAGTGCCTTCTGCATTAATAAATGTGGCAAGTACGCACTACCTGCCTGTTACAGTAATCCCTGCTGTAACGATTCAATATCTACATATAATTTTAGATAATATAATTTTAACATACATATATATGTGTTTTATCCCAAATATGTCCCAAATTTGTCTCATTAAATTTAATTTAAAATCTGTTTTATAAATAATCAAATTACAAATAACTTGTGTATTTTTTGTGAATAAACTATAAACTTTAACATTTTAATCTTATTAAGGAAGGAATTTCAAGTATATATATGGAAGCCTTACTTAGCACAATAAAAACATACAAAGGGGATTGATATTATGAATAAAAAATTAAAATGTTTATCTGTAGCTACTTGTGGACTATTAATAGGTTCCAATTTGCTAGCATCCAATGTTAAAGCTCAAGTAAAAGAAGTTAATACTTCAACTCCAGTAGAGACTTCTATCAATTATATGTCATTAGAGAGTTATGAAGAATATGCTTACTTTGACAATGTCGATGTTAATAATATAGCTGTATATCTCAGAATTCCAAGTGCAAGCATAACTCCTGATGGATTAGCAGGATTTATGATAAGAAATTGTTCCACACCTGCTGATGTTGCATTTAATGTTTCTGAGTATTTATTTGATTTAGGACCTGATTATATTGAAAGTGTCAATAGAGGAAAAGGAGTAGTTGTATTAAGATCTTCTAATAATATGTATACAATAGCACCTAGATAACTTTCTAAATAAAGAGGTTAGTATTTACTAACCTCTTTATTTATTTCATTATATTGCACCACTGTGCTATATCCTTAACTAATTCTTCTCTTTTTCTGTAAGCAGTACTTCTTGCACCTGCATACATTTTTACTGCAATCCAATCTATGCTCTTATTATGGTTATATTTCCATTCTATGAATCTTTTACTTTCCTCATTTAGCATAGATAAATTAAATTCCATATATTGAACTTGTAACTCTAATTCTCTTATTTTTATATTAGTTTTTAATATTTGTTTTACTACATATTGTAGTTCTTTTTCTAAATTATCTATATACTTTATAGTTGCTTTTTCTGCTTGTCCACACTTATCTGAATTTGTTTGAATCTTTTCTCTACTATAGTCTATACCTATATTTAATTCTGTGTCTATATTTAGATTTGTCAACTCTACTTTCTCTTCTTCTATCTGCTTTTTTTGTTTCCTTAATAAAATTATTTTATCATTAAGATTTTTTATAAGCTTTATTTGCTTATAATATCTATAGATCCTACCTTCTGTTTTTCTAAAAGTTTCTTTATCTATCATTCAAGTCCTCCTTACATCATTGCCTTAATGTAATTCTTTCTCCATTTGTTGTACACTTTCTCTGCCTTCTTTTCATCTATGTTTAACTTTTTCATAATTTGTTTCTTACCTTGTTGCGGTGTCATTTCAGGAAGTTGTTCTTCTAGCCATTTCTTAGCTTTATCTTTGTTCATATGGCTTTTCATTCTTTCATAACTAATTCTATTTTTAACAGCCGATTCAGTTCTTCCTATTTTTTTAGCCATTTCTCTATATGTCATTTTCCCTTGATTTTCTAAAATATACTTATCCTCTTCTTGTGTCCATAGTTTAACTTTTTCCATAGTTACTCACTCCTATTTACACTATCTAAAATAACCTTTAGAATATCTTTTCTCCAACTTTTTTGTATCTCCTCCTAAACAGGCATTTATCTGTTCCATAAAAAGCTTTAACAGTAAACTCTATTCCAGATTGAGTACTTTGTTTTAATGCATGTTCCTGGTTATATTTACAATCTATACGTCTACAACTCCCCCTTGTACAATATATTTCTTCTAGTCTTTCACAACCTTTAAACATTACTGCCATTCCTCCATTCTTATGTAGTCTGGTCTATCTAGTTCTTTCTGTTTTATAGCTTGTACTTTTTTAATGCTATATTTTACACTTACTGATGCTATAGCTATACATGTAAGCATAGATATTAATATTATTTCCATTACTATCCCTCCATGTTTCCTGATATAATATTTGCAACTCTTTCAGCGTATCTAAATTGTTGTTTTATATAAGAATCATCTTTCTTACCCCCAGAAGCTAACCAATCAGATATTCTTTTGTCTATGTCTTGAATTACTTCTGCTGGGATATACTTTGAGTTATTAAGGATATCCTTCACACTATTTATTTTTATTCTCATATTCCTCTCTCCTTTCCATGTATAAAACCCCACCTAAATCCTGTATCATATATCTATTTAAAAATCGCTTTGTAAGCCTTATTTTGTGTTTAAAATTCTTATAAGGAATAGCTAATATATTAATTTGACCTTCTTTTGGCATATGATTTTCCTCCTATCTCTCTATAATTTCAGCATCCTTTTTGCTTAATGCTTGTACTTTATATCCTTTTCCAACTTTGCCAAAATACCTGGTATTATTTTTTACATTCATTATTATTATTTTCATGTAACTATCTTTTCAATTGATTGTCATATAAGAATATATTTATATAACTATGTCCTCATATGACTTTATTAACATGAATTACGTACTATTTTGTAAACCAATTTCTACCTTTATTTTCAATATGCAATAGAACTCCACTATAACCTTTTTGATTTGTAGTGCACTCAATATATTTACCATTATAGGCGTAACCTTGCACAACACCTTTATACTTCTTACCACAACTTACATACTCTATTTTCTCTCCAATAGGTATATCTCTAAACAATGTTAATTGCTCAAACATAAGCTACCATCTTTCTCCATATATTTGAATTACGAACTACTCTTCTTCAATCCAAAAATCGCCGACATTAGCTATTGCTACATTTCCTCGACTAGCTTCACTAATTAAATCCCAATTTATTTCTGATATTTCTACTTTACTGCCGTATTTCAATGTGAGTTCAATTCCTTGTATATCTTCAAATACCATATCTGTTCCTTTTTCTTCATTTTCTGCTTTAACTGAAAAACTAGCAGTACCAGCAAAACTTATGCCTCCATAAAACTCTTTCATTTTTATTTCGCCCTCCTTAATTTCAATCTATATCAAATTTTTTACATGCAGTTAGATAACAATATTCCTCACTAATAAGTCTTTTGTACAAAGAAGGATTTCTAAATACTGCTACCTCTGGAAGTAATCCTTCTCTCTTATCTTTAGATGTATCCCATGCAACACAGTTTCTTGCTATAGTTTCTATTATTTCTTCAACAGTTGTGTCTCCTAAGCTTTCTTCATAATATTTAAGTTTTTCTCGAACCTCTGCAAAACCTACTAAAGCATGATACATTGTACATGTAAATCTATCATCATCCATGCATTCTCCAAACCATTCTGCATTACAATAACTTTCATCATGTTCTATACCATATAATTTTTTGTCCATTTCTCTTATATATTCAACTAAAGATACTTCATTATTTCCTAATCTAACATATACTTCTTTATTTTTTACAAAAACAAAGTTATGCATATGTTCAATCATATTTTTTGGATTTTCAGTTATAATTTTTTTCATACTGTCTTTTCCTCCTTCACTTTTAATTTGTAGTTGCTATCTCGTATGGTTTGCTGGAATATCCTTGTATCTTTAAAACTTCTCTAAATGTCATTAGTCTTTCAATTATGCTTTTATCTTCGATTCCTCTTCTTAAATCACCTATACCACCTTTGCATTCTTCATCATAATCTCCTAATTCTTCTATGTCTTTTTTATCATTTGTTTCATACCACATACAATCATTACTTAGATCACATTCTTCTAATTCCAAATCATCATCTAAATTAAACTCTTTAATAATCCATAGCCTAGTCTTTTCTAAATCCCATGGACTAGCATACCACTCACTATCCCCATCAAAATATACCTTCATTCTGTTTTCTATATTTTTATCTACTAAGGTTAATTTATCAGGTCTAGCCTTAATCCAGTTTTCTGCATCTTCCTTGGTGTTCCAAGTTGCAGTTTTCCACATAGTTGATTCTTCATCTATTGTTTTTCCTACGGGTATAATTTTCCCTTCTTCTGTTTCAACATCAATTACCCACTTTTTTAGTTCCTTGTCAAATTTTACTGTTGCTTTCATCATTTTAAATTCCTCCTATTTCATTTTCATAAATACTAACCAATGTGTTTTTGCTCTCTTGTTTCCGAATAAAGGTTTATGATCTATAACTTTTAATATATCTTTTAGTTTTATTTGTTCTTCATTCCACTTAAAAATTAATATACCGTATCTGTCTAAAACCCTCATACATTCATTAAAACCTTTTTTTATATCTATTTGCCAATCATTATTTAACTTTCCATATTTCTTGGCCAACCATGAATTTTCACCAGCCTTAATTAAGTGTGGAGGATCAAAAACTACTAACTTAAAAGTATTATCTTTATATGGAATATGTCTAAAATCTCCTATAACATCTGGCTTAATAGTAAGTTTTCTACCATCACACAATGTATCTTCCAACTCTCTGTTATCCATAAAAACAACATCTCTATTTTCTTTATCAAACCAAAACATTTTACTCCCGCAACATGCATCCAATATAGGTTTTTCCAATTATCTCACCTCCTTAAACATTAGGCTTAATTCACATTTATTTCATTCAATGCCTTACTATTGCATCACATTTTGCACAATATATAGATTCAAAATAATTGTCAATGTTGTTTTTGTCTATATTGTATATGGTTTTTAAATCTTCTTCTTTGCTGTTTACTTTTAATTTGGCTGTTACACTTATCTCTCTATAAAAACTCTTGTTGTTTCCACATTTAGGACATATTAATCTTTTCATTTTTATACCTCCTTTGTTTTAAAGTTCTATTACTTCCTCATGAACAATCTTATAGAAATCTGGTTCATAATTATACTTCCTTTGCCATGCGTAGAATATTTTATTTAATTCTTCTTCTAATTCCCTTTTGTGTTCTTCTTCTACATAGCAAAGATAGTCTTCTGCTACTTCTCCAACTTCGTCATACATTATTTCATTTGCCCTTTCTAAGATATCATCTACATCTATTCCACAATTAGGAGCTTCCTCTATGATTCCTATTTTAAAAGTATTTAGACCGTATTTCACAGCTTCTGAACTAGCTTTTTTTATCACTTCTTCTTTTGAGTTAAAAACTTCACCTCTCCATATATCACTGTTTTCATTTAGCTCATATGTCCATTTATCCATTTCTTTACCTTCCTCTCCTTCACAATAATTTCATTTCTGGCTCTTATATTTGTATTGTGACATTAACCACATATTCTAAAATAATCATATATTGCTCTATGTTTAGCTCCCCATTTACAATAACTCCAAGGGAATCCAGTTTGCTTTTTTATTAATTTTGCTCTTTTAGCAATTTTCTTTTGATATATATTCATACTTACACCTCTATTTAAATTTTGAATTCATCTTATCAATATTCTGTTTAATCTTTAATCTTTGCTCTGCAAATTCTTCTCCATGCTTGAAGCCAATTCTTCACCCTTTTCAACTGCTTCCCATTTTTCTTCAATTGGATAAACTTCATTACCGTAAAACTTTCCCTTTTCACTTAACCCATAGCACCATAATCTATTATCTTTCATATTTTCCTCCTATGTTTTATTACTTGATTGTCATATGAGAATATAGCCTTACAACTATACCCCCATATGATGTTGTTCTTATGCTAAAACTACACTTTTGGTATATAAATCCACCTTGTTTATGCACGTTTTGTAATTTCCATTATCTATAACAGTAAAGTATTTATTATCCATGATAACATTACCTTTTGTAATTAAAGTATCCCATCCTGTTGTCCATATCTTTCGCATTGTTTTCCCTCCTTATTTCCAACCTAAAAGTTTCTTTTCTAAATCATCAAATGTCATTCCACCATCACTGCCATCGTATGTTCTTTGCTGATAGCCGTTAAAACTGTCTATCTTAGCTCCATTGTCTTTTCTTTCTACATTGCTATACTTTGTTTTTTTCTCTTCCTTTTCTCTTTTAAACTCCTTTTCTCTTGCTTCTGCCTCTTCTACAGTTTTAATATTGTTTTCTAACCAACTTTGCAATATGCTTTTTACATACTTTATAGTCCTAACATTATTTTCTACTGCTTTTTTTAAAGCTAATAATATTACTTCCTCACTTAATCCATCTTTTACAAAACTATTTAATATATTTATTTCATAAGAATTTATCAGATGAAAATTACTATTAAAAAATTCTATATAATTTGGAGTGCTGCCACTACTGTTATTATCATTATTTATATTATTATAATTATTATCATTATTGTTAGTGTATCCCTTATGGTCTCCTAATAGTTCCTTTATGGTTTCCTTATGGTTCCCCTGTGGTTCTTTTATGGTTTCTCTATGGTTCCTTGAACCTTGATAAACCTCGTAGTTTATTATTGTTATAGTGGTTCCCTTTTTAGATTTTTCACAAATTATCATATTATCTTTTTCTAGTAGTTGAAGAAAGTTTCTAACCTTTTTCTTAGACCAATTCCATCTATCCATAAGCTTTAATTCTGATGTATGTGTAGAACCTCTTTTTATCTCTATAACTTCATTTCCTAATAAAATTTTTCTACTCTGATGATTGGCAAGAAGGAGAAGATCCAGCCATGCTTTTAACTTTTCTGCATCTTCCCATATCCAATGCTCTTGAATATCCCTATATAAACTTATCCATCCTTTTTCCTTTCCTTCCGCCATAGTTTCCTCCTTAGTTATTAGAGTTCTGCTGTATGCTTATAATCTCTAATACATTCTTCACAAAGTATAGTTCCATCAATATCGTAGTATTCTTCTCCTTCACAAATATTACAGTCACAATTACAACAGTTATCTATTATTTGCACCTTTTCAAATTCATATCTATAGTCATACATACACTCTGGTATATTATTCATTTGCCCCACCTTCTTCTATTGAATTATCTTCATAACTTTCAAAATCAGCTTCTATATATTCTATATTTTCTTTTACTTCACCAGTTTCCATTATTTCATTTTTTATTATTCCTTGGTCAGCAGTATAAGCATTTTGCATTTCTATACTCAATATTCCCCATTTACTTAACATATTTCTTAATACTGTCTTCCTAGCCATTGCATCAAAATCTTTTTTCCAGCCAAAGTCTGATTTACTAAATTTATTTTTATGTTTAGTTATTTGTTCTTTGGTCCAGTAAGTTGATTTTTTAAATCCATTAAGTAGTTCAAAGTATCCTGCATATCCAATTACTGCATCTGATTCTTTTTTAGAGAAATCTATTTTTAATTCTTCAGTAAGTGGATTCCAATCTATTAATTCACCCTCATGGATCTCTATAACATTTATAGATTTATATTGCCCTGTTCTTAATGCTAGTTGCACATAACCCTTATATCCTAGTTGAAATTGAGCTTTATTACCATAAGGTACTACCCATGCATATCCCAAATTTTTATCTACTGGTAAATCTAAAGTTGCTGCTACCATACAACTTGCAACTACACTCATTTGGTCGCATTTCTTTAAGTTTATATCACTATTAACCAAATTAACTATACTGCTCATGTATTGAGGAGCTCTTTGCTTTAAAACCTCTTCAAATCTTTTCTTTATTGCTGGGCTGTTCATTAAACCTTTTATTGTATTTCCTGCACTCCCTAACCCTGTCTCTTTCTTAGTGGTTAGTTGATTTTTTAAACTTTCATTTGTTGCCATATTAATTTTCCTCCTTTAAGTTTTTAATATTAAATCTTCTAAATACACTTTCCTTGCATACTTTTTTATAAATCTCTAAATATTTTTCCTTTAGAAGTTTACTATCTACTCTATTTGAAATAACTTTTTTCCAATTGACTTCATACCCTGGGGCATATCCTATTTCAGCTTCTTTAAGTTCATTTTTTATGTTATTTTCAATTTCTTTAGCTTGTCCTTCTAAATTTTTAATAGTTTCTTTAAGTTGCATTAGCTCGTCTATTTTATCCATGTATTCTGATTTTAAATCAATACTTATATTTGAATTTGATTTTTTATATTTTTCATTTAAGTATTTTTCTGCTGCTGAACTTCCATCCAATGTTGGAGGAATTTTCTTAAGCACATGATTTTCCCAAAATTCTTTTTCAGTATTGATTATAATTTCTATAAGTTCTTCATCACGTTCTACTTCTTTCCAAATAAATTTTTGTCCACCTATTAATACTGCTATATATCCTTTTTCTGCTCCTGTTACTTCTAAATAATGTTGAACCTGTACTAAATAACTAGCTGGTATTTCTTCTCCTTCCCATTCTTTAGCTAAGAATTGATTAGCTGTTTTACATTCTAATACTGCATTTTCTCCTACAACTCTTCTGTCTATATTTGCAACCATAAATGGATACTTTTCATGTTTAAAATGCCTTCTATCTCTTCTTACTTTTTTACCTGTCCTTTTTTCAAACTCTTTAGCAACTACTTCTTCAAATTGATCTCCCCAATATGCTGCTTCACTTTGTTCATTAATTTCTGTTATAGGTTCTGTTTTTTCTAAATATATCTGGAATGGTGTTTTCCATTTATTTATTCTAAGTATTGCCCCAGCATCACTTCCACCAATTCCTTTTTGTCTTTCTTGAAGCCATTTGAGTTTATCCAATCCACTTTCCCCCCCTTTTCATAATTTCTAATTTATCTACTCCAAATCTACTTTTTAAATCTTTATTTTCAGCTTCAAACCTTTTATTTTTTGCTTTAAGTTGAACACAAAGTGTATTCCATCTATAATTGCTATTCTGTAACTCCTTAATTTTTCTATGTTGCTTTTCTATAACTTCATTATTAGTTCCACAGCTTTCCTCAAGTTCTCTAATCCTTTTCTTAAGAAATTCAACTTCTCCATTAGAATTTAAAACTACTGTTATAGGCTGATTATTCTCTTCTTTTAAATCTGTTACATAATCTAAAATGCCTGTTAAATCGTTAATCACTGCTTCTTTGTGTATTGCTCTGATACTGCCACCTAAACTAGAATATCTATTTATAGTTGTTGTTAAAAGTGCTAATGTTATATCTTTTATCATCTTTACAAATCCTCCGTTTTCTCTTATACTTTAGGTTAGGTTATTTACTTAAATTATTTTTGGCTACTATTGTAGCTCTTTTTTTATTTTCGCGTACTTTTGGTATATGGAAACTATCGTTCTTTCTAATGCAAAGCTCATTTCTTCACCATCAATTTTTCCATGCCACTGCAATAAATAATTTATGTCTTCTTCATTCCATGGCTTTCCAGTATTCCCATGAAAGAATGGATTATATTTCATCCTTCCATACCTGTCATACTCAAGTTTCATATTTTCAAGTTCCATTCTTCTCCCTCCAAGAAATTTTTCACATGCTCTGTTACCATTTCTCTAATGTCTACTATAGTTTGTCCATCTATTCCATAGAGTTCAGTTCCATCTAAATCAATACATCTTCTAAGTGTGTAAAGTGATCTTTCAGCTATTTCTATTAATTCAATCTTATTTGTTCTTTTGCCAAAATTAATGCGATTAAACTTAATATCATCAGTAACTATATCCATAACTTCTTTAAATTCGTCATTACTTAAATGCCCCACTCTCCCCTCTAACATTTGTTTTAACACTTTATTTACCTCCAACATTCATATCTTTTTACTTTAGTTATTTTCTTCACCATTGCGGTGATATTGATGTGCATATAATAAATAGATGTGCATATAAATATAGTGTGAAGTGTTTGTATTTTTCTAGAAGTGTGGTAAAAGGCTCTATTAAGCCTTATTCATCCTTTGTGCTTTTGCTTGTACTTATGCTATCTGCAATTCTTTCTAGTACTTCAATTACTTCCTGTAGGTTTCTCTCATTTTCTTCATCTGAGATGTCTGGCTCTATAATTCTTACTATCGCTGCCATAATACTCACCTCCTTATATATCTATTAATTTAATGTGGCTTTAATAACTTTAATTTTCCAAGTTCATAAAATTCCCCAAGTAGTGTATAATGGTAATGTGATTAATTTTTTAGGAGCTGATACAATGGAAAATAAAATTTATGATTTACTTGAGAAAATGTATGTAGATTTTAATCAACGTTTTGAAGGCTTAGAAAAAACTACCTCTAAAATAAAATCTCAAGTAGATACAAACTCTTTAATGCTTGAAAAAATTCAAACTGATATAAAAACATTAGCTGAAGTTCAACAATCCTTTTCTGAACAACTAGATAGAGCTAAAGATAAAGATGGTAAAACCCTAGGTGAAAGATTAGACATTATTGAACTTGCTATTTCCAATACTTCTAAATCTGTTAATGATGTTGTAGATGCTATTGATGTTATTAAAGAAACTACTGGCTCCCATGAAATGGATATTAAAATTCTTAAAAAAATTAGAAATAACCATTCCCTTTAGACACTTAGCTAGGTGTCTTTTTTTATATCCTTTCTTTTCCACCCCCCGTTGTGGTAAAATTTTGTTGAAAGGAGGTTTGTAACAATGTCAACTATTTATGATGATCTGAAAATGAGGGACAATATTGCTAATAAATTTTCTAAACTAACAATACCTACTATTACATTTAATACTGCTATACTCCAAAACTTTGATATAATACAATCACAACTTAACATGTTTCATAAATTAGATGGAAATCTTGCTGAATCTTTAGCTATTTACCAACAAACTTTAAATAGTTTCTCTCAACAAATTTCCAAACGAGTTTCTCAACAATTTTCTAACAGTGCCGCCTATGAAAGACTTACTGCTTTTTCACAAAACCTAAATCATATTTGTATCCAATTGCCTAACATATCCCAAAAGCTTAATTTAGGTTTAAATATATCTGAGGAAAACGCTAATAAATTAATAGAATCGATTAATATCTTTTCTCTGGATATACAACATGGTATTACTGAATCTACTGATATCGATTTATCGTATACTGAGGTTATAGCAGATAATGTAGAATCAAGTGAAACATTTGATTGGAAATTCTTAATTCCAATTATAATAAGTTTAATTAGTCTTTTTATTCAAATTTCAGATAAGATTGTAGCTAATGATCAATTAAAAGAAAATATTGAAACCCAAGGTAAAATTATTAATATACTTGAACAAATAAATAATTGCTTAAATGATATGGAAAAGATCCCTTAATATTATTTAGCTATATAAGTTTCTATCTCTGAAAGCACTTTTTGACCTTTCTCTAAAAATGCTTTTTCTTTTTTTATTAATTGATTGTAATGATATATGCTAATACCATTAACAATCGAAGCAATTATTGATATTGTAACTAGTGCAGTTGTGAGCTTTTTTACTTTTTTAAGCTCCTTCTGTACTAGTTGTGTCATACATTGTGGCATCTTCTCGCCTCCTTCTAATTACAAGCTATTTCAAAGAATGATACTTGATTAGTTTGTCTGTCTGCCTTTATAACTCTTATGCTTTCATCAATTATGTTCAATGAATCTCTCAATACTTCCACGGGTATATCCTCCCACTTAGTAGCATTTAATTTTATAAGCACTCTTTGTTTAACTAGTTCATATTCTTCATCAGCTTTACTAATCCCTAATCTCTTCTTAATATATTGACTTATATTTTGCTTTTCTGAACTTGATGGTCTGTAATACTCGGAACACTTTTCTTCTATCTCTGAAATCTTATCTGATACTATTTCATCTACTAATCCTGTCATTTCAATTTTCATTGTATTAAACATTTTTTCTTGAACTTTAGTTTGGGCTATATACATTCCATTCATTCTTATACTTTTAAGTATCTTCTTTACTTCTTTCTTGAACTTTTTAGCTATAGGTTTTCTACTTTGCATTAGCACTTCATAAAGTCCATCTTCTGTTAAAAACCAATATGGTGTATTTGCTTGAATACCCTCGGAAGAATGTTCCGATACTAAACAAATCTTTTCATCATCCTCTACATTGTTTAACATCTTATTAATAGATGATTTCTCATATTCAATCCATTCACCAACATCTTTTGCTAAAAATAATGGATTTTCAAAGTCTCCATAAATTGTAAAATTTTTATTTAATATTTCTCTTTGGTCTATAACTTGTAAACTGTTCATTTAATCACTCCTTTTATTTTATTGTTAGCGTTATGGAAACATACTAGTTAAAAAAAATCTCCGCTTTTATATCTAAGGCTACACAAATTTTCTTTAAGTCTTGTATTGTAAAATCTCCTCCTTTCCCATTTAGTCTTTTACTTAGAGTTGCTTCTGATACATTTATCAGTTCTGCAATTTCTTTTTGTTTAATATCTTTTTCAGCTAAAAAACCTTTGAATTTTGAATACGGTTCTCTTATGGTCATGATTTCAACTCCCTTTGTTAGTGTTTTGGAAACCCCTTGTCTATAATATACCTTTTTCAAGTTTCCTTGTCAACAACTTTTTTAAAAAACTTTTTATTTTTTGTTCACAAAGAAAAACAAATGTGTTATAATTTCACTACAGGAAAGTTAAGGGGTGTAGAAAATGGAATTGAAAGATATTTTAAAAGGCTTAAGAGAACGAAAACAAGTTTCAATGGACAAAATGTGCGAAGAATTAGGAAAATACTATAATATGCCGTTAGCAAAAAGTACTATTTCAAAATGGGAAAATGGAAAGGCTGAACCTAATCTTTCATATGCTAGGGTTCTTACTAAGTATTTTGGGGTTACATTAGATTATCTATTAGGCTTAGAAAATGAAAAAGTCTACAATTTAAGCAAAATATCTAAAAAAGAAACAACATTATTATCAAACTTCAATAAATTAAATGAAACCGGGAAAGATGAGGCTATTAAAAGGGTTGAGGAACTTACACAAATAGACAAGTATACTCACGAAGAAAAAGATCACTTAATGCCGATTGCAGCACATGATAAAGAAGGTAAATTCTCAAAAGAAGATATGGAACATGACTTAAATCTTATGAAAGATGATGAACTATGGAAATAACTGTGAGGTGACTATATGAGCTATGATACTTTACTAGATGAAGCTTTTAACAACGATATAATGGTTAAAGAAATAGATTTAAAAACTAAAGATGGTTTATGTTATGGAAATAGAATAGCCATTAATAAGAAACTAACAACTAATAGAGAGAAGAGTTGTATACTAGCTGAAGAACTTGGACATTTTTATACAACTGTAGGTGATATTACTGATCAGTCAAAGATTGTAAATCTTAAACAAGAAGTCAGAGCGAGAAGATGGAGTTATGAAAAACTTATAGGAATCATAGATTTAGTTAATGCTTATAATAATGGTGCTAGGGATAAATATACTTTGGCAGATTATTTAAATGTTACAGAAGAATTCTTAGAGGAAGCAATAAACTATTATAAAACTAAGTACGGTTTATATTATGAAATAGATAACTATCTAATATATTTTGAACCTACTTTAGGAGTTATGAAAATATTTTAAAATATTATATAAAGGAGTGTTTTATTTATGGAAAACTTATTAAAAGAAATATTAAGTGAGATTAAGGGAATTAAAGAAACCCAGGAAAAAATGCAATCTGATATAATAGAAATTAAAGAAAAGGTTAATACTGTATATAATCAAACTGCCGACCTTACTGAATTCCGTACTGAATCCATTGAGTCTCTTAATCAAATTAAGGATGATGTTGAATATCTAACTCACAAAGAAAGTCAAAATGAGAAAGTTTTATTTAATCTTCAACGTAAAATAACTACTAATAGATAATAGAAAGGATGATACTTATGGAAAATGAAAAAATATTTGAACTAATAGAGAAAATGTATATAGACCTAAAGGGAAGCCAAGAAAAAATGTATGCAGATTTAAAAGAAGGTCAAGGAAAAATATGCACTGAATTAAAAAGTGAAATATCAGAAGTTAAGAAAACTGTAATAAGAATTGAAAATGACCATGGTAAAAAACTTGAAGCTTTATTTGATGGTTATAAACAAAATTCAGAGAAACTTAATAGAATTGAAGATGAAGTTGCCAAACATAAAGAAGTAATTATAAAAAGGATTAAATAATTATATTTAATGAGGTGATGTTTTGAATAAAATTTGTATTTATTTAAGAAAATCACGTGCTGATGAAGAACTTGAAAAAACTTTAGGTGAAGGTGAAACCTTATCCAAACATAGAAAAGCATTATTAAAGTTTGCTAAAGAAAAAAAATTAAACATAGTAGAAATAAAAGAAGAAATAGTATCTGGTGAAAGTTTATTTTTTAGACCTAAAATGTTAGAGCTCTTAAAAGAAGTTGAAAACAAACAATATACTGGTGTATTAGTTATGGACATGCAAAGACTTGGCAGAGGTAATATGCAAGACCAAGGTATTATATTAGAAACTTTTAAAAAATCTAATACTAAAATAATTACACCTATGAAAACCTATGACTTATCTAATGACTTTGATGAAGAGTATACTGAATTTGAAGCCTTCATGTCTAGAAAAGAATTAAAGATGATAAATCGTAGGATGCAAGGTGGTAGAGTTAGAAGTGTAGAAGATGGTAATTATATAGCAACTAATCCACCTCTAGGATATGATATACATTGGATAAAAAAATCTAGAACTTTAAAAATTAATGCACATGAATGTGAAATAATAAAATTAATCTTTAAATTGTATACAGAAGGTAATGGAGCTGGATCTATTGCAGAACATCTCAATAACTTAGGATATAAAACAAAATTTAATAATAATTTTTCTAGAAGTTCTGTTTTATTTATTCTTAAAAACCCTATTTATATAGGTAAAGTAACTTGGAAGAAGAAAGAAATTAAAAAATCTAAAAATCCTAATAAAACAAAGGATACTAGAACAAGAGATAAATCAGAATGGATAGTTGTGGATGGCAAGCATGAACCTATAATAAGTATGAAGATGTGGAATAAAGCACAGGAAATATTAAATAATAAATACCATATTCCATACCAACTTGTAAATGGTCCTGCTAATCCTCTTGCAGGTGTAGTTATTTGTAGCAAATGTAAGTTTAAAATGGTTATGAGAAAATTAAAAGGGATAGATAGACTTTTATGTAGAAATAATAAATGTGATAATATCAGTAATAGATATGATTCTACAGAAAAAGCTATTGTCCAAGCCTTAGAACGATATTTAAATGAGTATAGGATAAATATATCTAATAAGAATAAAACCTCTAATATAAAGCCCTATGAACGTCAGGTAAATATACTAGAAAAAGAGTTGGCTGCACTGAATGAACAAAAATTAAAACTGTTTGATTTTTTAGAAAGAGGTATATATGATGAAAATACTTTTTTAGAAAGGTCTAAAAATATAGAGGAAAGAATAACTAAAACTTCTTCCGGAATAGAAAAAATAAATGATATAATAAATAAAGAGAAAAAAGTAGTAAAAGAAGAAGATGTGATTAAATTTCAAAAATTGCTAGATGGTTATAAAAATACAGATGATATTAAATTGAAAAATGAGTTAATGAAAAAGTTAGTAAATAAGGTTGAGTATACTAAGGATAAACGTGGAGAAACCTTTGGAATAGATATATTTCCAAAACTTAAACCCTAG